ATATGGCGACCAGTAGAGAAACAAAGATTTAAAATAGACAAGGCTATTATTGAATATGAAGCAGGGGTATCTATATCGGAAGATTACTCAATAGATTTCACCGAACCAAGATTTCCATTAACGGCTCAAGAAGAAAGAAATCAATGGGATTGGGAATGGCAAAATGGTTTAGCAAGCAAGAAGGATTGGTTTAAGGCTCACAATCCTGATGCCTCGGAAGAACAGATTGAAGAATTAATAACAATAGTAGATGATGAAGGTTCACCACAAACCCCTGAACAAAAAAATCAAGAGGCGACCAAATTTAATCTTTCAAAGGCTTTAAATGACAATCCCTGACCACATTATATCTTTCCATAACAACCGGGAAGAATTATCATCTAAGGTCAAAGAGGATACAGAGGTAATTCTTAATGCTATTAACCTTGATGAGATGTTAGATAACCCCGAAGAATATCTATCCACTTTAGGGAATTTATTTATGGAAAAGCATCAAGGAGAATTTGAAAGGGCGTTTAAGCTTGGGAGAAACCACGGGAGGAATCTCATTGGTTAAAATGTCCGTAGATGCAAAAGCCTTAAATAAGAAAATGGCAAAACTTACAAAGGGTTTTAAATATGATTTAACTGCACAGATTAATAAAAGTGCAGAGATTATTCAAAGGGACATAAGACTAAAGACTAAGGGGCAGATGGATATAGATGGGAGTCGATTAGAAAAATTAAAAAAGAGTACCAAAATTGCAAAGAAGAAAGCCGGATATACTCACCCGAATGCACCCTTACAAGCTACGGGTGAAATGACAGGACAATTTGGGAAAAAAGGGGTGCGGATTAAGGAAGCAACCAAACGAAATCAAGTCGCAATAATAGATGGTACACACGTTCCTTATGGTATTTATCATCAATTAGGAGATGAATCAAAGAACCTTCCCGTTAGAAAGTGGTTTGGTATTTCCAAAGATGCAGAGCAGAGAATTATAATTACAATGGCAAGAAAAATAAATAGCCTTCTAAAATAATGCCAGTAGTAACAGAAGCACTTAGAAAGCAGTTTGAAGATGCAAACCTTATAATAAATATCCAAATAACAGGGGCAGTAGGGAAAACAGTTGCCGATTTAGAAACCTTAATAGGCACAATGAGGGCAAGCGGGGCAACAGATAAAGCTATAAGAGAAGTATTATTATCTGACCTTAATAGCGGTGGTAGGATATTTGGGGCATTTAGAAATCAATTTAAATCTATTGGTGAATTTGCAGTTGGCAGATTATCTCAATACGGTAGTTATTATGAAATGGTAACGGCGGGGGTTAAAGAGTTTAAATGGCAATCAGCAGGGAAAAATATTTGCCCTGATTGTAAAGCAAGGCACGGACAGACCGGGAGTTGGGAAGAGTTTGAAATGATGGGCTTACCCAAAAGCGGATTTTCTGTATGTGGGGGTTACTGTAATTGTGATTTAGTAACAACGGGAAATTGGGTTAAAGACCCTATAAAAGTAGATAAGATTTAATTCGTTTATAATAACAAGAATAGCGGGGGCTATTAATTATAGGCGTTCCACTCAAACAAGAGGTAAAAATGGAACAAAGTCAAACAGACGTAAAAAAGGAAATCACTCCAGTTGCAGAGGTTAAAGAGCAAGCCGTCAATCAAGACGCTAAACAGGAAGTAGAAGCAATCCCGTATGCTCGATTCTCCGATAAGGTTCGTGAGAATAAGGAATTGCAAGAAAAGTTGTCTAAATATGAATCGGAAGCAGAGACAAACAGGCAAAAGGAATTAGAGAAGAAGGGTGAATATGAAACTCTTTTATCTGAAACCCGGATTAAATATGAAAAAGCCAAAACAAAGGCTGATGAATGGGATGTCTATGTTAAGAGTCGCAAGCAGACAATTCTTTCAACTTATTCAGAAGAAGAGCAGGATATACTCGGTGATTTATCTCTTGAAAAATTAGAGAAATATCACGATTCAAAAAGTTTAAAAACAAAAGTAGGTGTAGACAATAGCCGAGGTGGTAGTTCAATGTCTCCTCCAAAGGCATTTCACGAAATGTCAATAGAGGAAAAGAACGACCCTAATGTCTGGCGGTCTTACCTACAAACATTTAAAAGGAAATAATTAAATGGCTTATGGTGCAGGAACTGGAGCAGGTATTACTGCCCTTACGGAATTAGATGTCTTCATCCCGGAAGTGTGGTCAGATGCCGTCTTTGGTTATTTAGAAAGAGCTTTGAAATGGCGACCTTTAGTTGATGACTATTCTTCTATGGTATCCGGCTCAGGCGACAGGATTCATGTCCCGTCAATTAGTGAAGTATCGGTTCAAGATAAAGCGGAAAATACCGCCGTTGAATACGATGCACAAACAGAATCAAAAGTTACCCTTGTAGTTGACAAACATAAATACGCAAGTAAGATGTTTGAAGACATAGCAATGGTTCAAAGCAACGGGGCTTTAATGTCTCAGTACGCACAGGCTCTCGGATATGCTTTGGGTAAACAAATTGATGGCGATATTGCCACAATGGTTAGTGCCGGAATTTCTTCTGGTGCAACCCTTGGAACGGATGATACCTTAACTGATGCAGAAATTGAAACGGCTTTAGCCTCTTTAGGTGAAGCTGACCTCGATTACAGAGATGGGAATTTAACCCTTATGGTTAATCCAACTTTGTATGCAGACCTATTGAATAATGCAAAATTTGTTCGATATGATTCTCGTGGTAATGGTTCTGCGATTGGTTCAGGAAGGCTTGGGGAAATTTATGGCTTGCCCGTAGAAATGTCCAATGCCCTTTCAAGTGGTGGAACTGCCGTTAGTGGTGTGATTTTTCATAAATCTTGTGGTGCAGTTGCTTTTCAACAAGGCGTTCGCTCACAGGCTCAGTATGATATAGACTATCTCAGCACGAAAGTAGTTTTCGATGCGGTTTACGGTTCAAAAATCATACACCCAACACGTGGATATAAATTCACTAATGCCTCTTAATAGAGGTTGATATATGATTATGGGGCTTAGATTCATTTTTAAGCCCCCTAATCGCCTGATTATGGAGATATAATGGCAACAAGGACAGACTTATCAAATATTGCAGTCGCAGAGGGATATAAGCAATTAATCCATGTTGGAGATTCTACGGGTATTGATTCAAGTACCGGGAGAACGCTTTATGATGGAGATGGAACGGCAACAGATTTAGAGTTATCGGGTAACTCGGTAAATATAAAAACCCGACTAAAACTTAATGGGAGTGGGGTACTGGCAACGGCAAGCGAATTGAATCAATTAGATGATGTGGAATTTGGTGGTGATGATTCTCAAGATGTCATAACAGTTGGTTCAACTCAATTAATCAATAACAAAACCATAGACGGAGGAACGTTCTAATGGCAAATAAAATCATACTAAAAAGAGGTGCAGATGCCAACGTGAGTTCGCTTGCTCCGGCAAGTGTAGGTGAACCGATATGGGGAAGCACTTCTAATAAATTATATGTAGCAAGCGGTACGAGTGCCGGAAACTTTGAATGGGTTGGTGCAACCATCCTTGACGAAGATGGGATGGGTTCAGACTCAGCGACAAAACTCGCTACACAACAATCAATTAAAGCTTACGTTGATGCTCAAGATTCAAATATAGCATCCGATAGTTTAACATTTACAAACAAGACTTTTGATGTAGAGGGGACAGGAAACTCAATATCAAATATTGATGTCGCCGACCTTAAATCCGGGGTGCTTGATACTGATATAAGTTCAGTCTCTTCATCCGACGATACTCTTGCATCAGCTAAAGCGGTTAAAACTTATGTAGATGCTCAAGTAACTGCACAAGATTTAGACTTTTCAACAGATAGCGGTAGTGGTGCGGTTGATTTAGATTCTCAAACACTTGCTTTCACAAGTGGCGAAGGGATGGATATTACTCATTCTTCTCAGGCGGTTACGATTGCCGGGGAAGATGCTTCAACAAGCAATAAAGGGGTTGCATCGTTTTCAAGTGCTGACTTTGATGTTTCAAGTGGTGCAGTCTCAGTAAATAGTTTATCGAATTCCCAATTAGATAATAGTTCGATTTCAGTAACCGACGGAACGACTGCGAGTGATATTTCTTTAGGTAACACGTTGACATTTACTGCGGTCGGGAATGAAACTGAAATAACTCAATCTGGTGGAGTAGTTACGATTGGATTGCCTAACGATGTAACTATCGGAGGTAACCTTACCGTATCAGGGACAACTACCACTATTGATAGTAGCACAGTCAGTACGGAAGATGTCATGATAGAACTCGCCAAAGGCAATGATTCAGCGGATAGTGTGGACTTCGGGATGTATGGAAAATATAGTGACGGTTCAACTACAAAATATT